TTCCAAACTTATAAATCTTGCAAAAATAGAAGAACCGGAGGCGGGAGCAGTTGTGAAATTAACTTCGACAGCAGACGTGTCGTAATCCACCGTACCGGGAGTGGTCGCTAAGAAGCTGCCCACGCCTTCAAGTAAACCGGAACCCGCTCCAGTGGCCCCACCAGTGAAATCCGTTTTGGACATTCCAGCAGATCCGGAATCAGTGAGCGTAATCACCGTATTTCCGGAGGAACCCGTAACAGCCTGTGTAATCGTTACCACTGCTCCATCTACCGTAGCTGTGAATCTCGCCCCAGCGGGGCCTGATCCTGTGTTAATGACGTTCATCAGGTTGGTCGCGGTCTGTGCATCCGACCCCGTCGATTCCCACGTGCCACTTACTGAACTTTGGTCACCATTGGTGAAGTCATAGCTATTACCGTCCGTGGCAATCAAAGTTACCTTATCGCCAGTGTTGAGTTCAGTGAAAGCGGTGATCGTTACCGTCGCAGAGGCTGCTCTGACTACTCCGTCAGTCGCAACTAAAACGGTATCATCATAAATTTCAACAGATCCCGGATAGATTGAATGCGTGGAGACATTCCCGGAGAACGAGGTGTCGGACCCGTTTGCAGATTCTTTAATTACACCCGCCACCTTATTAGGGGAGTGTGGAAGAAGTGCGATGGTGTTGCGTAAAGTTGAAATCGCAACGGTACTATCAATTGTTAAATTATTTAGATCGTCTTTTCCAAATGGTCGTATCGGCACAAGAATCCAATAATTAAACTGTTGTTACGGCCAAACCTGAGTTCTTTGAAGCAATTGTCATTGACTGCTCAAAAGCTCTATCCCAAGAGTTATTGTCGAACATTTGTTGAATCGCGGTCCCCGTGATCGGCCTGGGCTTGACTCTCAGAAGAGTTGTTGAAGATTTTAATGGGAACCCCTTACCCGCGAATAACCTACGCATACCCTCAGTGACCGGAATGGTTATTCCATAGTCTGCAATTGCTGCTGTCTTATTTGCTTTAGCGTTAGCCCATCCAATATCCACACGGTGTCGCGTAACTGTCGCCTTGACCGTCTTAATCATATTTCCAGTATTAATAAGTGGATGCTTATGTCCCTTGAGTGAAATTGTCATCGGGTGAAGAGGACTGGATGTGGCATTTCCACCACCGCGCCGAATATTGGACTGAATTTGCTTTACCGCAACTTGTCCAATCCGAGGTAAAAAATCCTTACTGAAGGCCGATACGAATAGAGCTAACTCCTGACCTAGATCCATGGCTTCTCTGAAATCAGAGATAATATCAATCTTCACCGTTTTAGTCACTGTTCGAGTTCTATAATATCCCTTACCCGACATTATCCACCCGCAGCATTTCTAGCACTATGCAAAGGAGCTACCTGCGTACCCTCAGTCTTGACTAATCCAAAAGTTATAAACGCTGTCTCGCCAGTCGTAATGTGGACACTTATCGGGATATTATCATACTTCTCGAATAGAATTTCAGCCGGGTTACCGGCTTGAACAGACACCACGATTCCACTGACCACCGAAGTTGTGCTAATACTTACTACGGCTTCCGCGGCAGTTCCATCAAACCTGAAGTGTGCGTTGAACGCTGTGGCATCAAGAGTCTCAACGCGAATATAATTCCAAGGAGACCTCGCGAAGGCGGCTAGGTCCGTAGCCGCGGATGCACCGGCGACACGGATAGTCTGAGTAAATTGTGGATGAATATGTGAAATCATGTCGGTGTCTCTTTACTTATGTGGACGAATGGGTGTCCGACCTCTCTCGGTAGAAAACTTGAGCGAACAGGAATCCGCCCCTTAGGGGGGCGGTGTTTCGGATTTCGATAATCTCGGCGTCGAATGTAATCCCACCGACAGAAGTTATGCGGTCGCCCTTCTTAAGAGTAACCCCCTGATCTGTCAGATACTGCTGCTTAAACATTAGATTGCCACTGGAGTTTCCCGCATCCCCGGTCCGCCTAGATGTTAACTGGTCGTCTGACTGATTCCGTATCTGTCCCTGAAGTGTAACTGACGTTAAATCCACCTCATTCGCAATGGGTTCCCCAAAATCACCATCATAGATTGTACCCGAAGCAGTATCGTCCCGCTGTGAAATAACGATGTCGATGAGATTCATTCGAGACGGAAAAGTCATTAAACCCCTCCAATCCAGTGTGGGGCATGGTAACTCGATAGCAGCCGGTCGGCCTCTACATTACCCGTTGTATTGGCTTCAGAGGATCCCCCGCTACCCGACTCTAAACTATAGGTGTAGTTGTCGGTCTGCTCCATCTTTATGCGATGCTGAACCTGCTGAGATGAGAACTGCTCGGTAGCCAACCCGTACTTTCGATCATTAATAATTAGAACACAGGCCATTTGCACTTCTTCGGGAACTTGGCCATACGTGATGATCGTTGATCCGGAGGGCGCGGCCTGGGCCAAATTTATCGGGTCGGTGGTTAGTTGATTGGGGGATCCGAGTCCGGTGACCATGGCATGGAAACTAAACGTGGAAGACGCCGTGCCGCTTCGACAGAGAACAACATCCCCCACTCGAAAGTCGGAACTATCGGTAACGGATATAGTGGTGTCGTCATTCGACACGGTGGCTGTCGTGGTCGTAGATTTGAACCTCGACCCAATGTCAGAAAACGGTCGCCTCTCTAGGTGCCCAAACGTGGCGTCCAAGATGTAATTGAGGACACCCTTCTGAAATCTCTCAGGACGGCTGTACACGTGAGGACCGACCCGAGTGGTCTTTTCCCCCGCCAGCTCTATGAATCGATCATCAATTCGAAATCGATCTGCGGCCACGGTGTAGGATTTGGCAGGAGTTGCGGTTCCGACAGTCTCCAATTTCAGACTGCGAACGTCTAAAATCGGAATCATGTTCTTGAGATGGATATGGGGGCGATTAAACGGGATGGATACCCGCTCGGTGGACTCCACAGGGAAGAACCACTGACCCGTTACCCGGTTAATCGTCGTAGAGGCCCTACGGATTGCGGCTAAGGCGCGAGTATCACTCAAAACAGACGAAGTGATACCCTCATCCCGCAACCGTTGAATCGTTGTATACGCGAAGTCGAATCGCCGCTGGACGGGCTCCCGAAATGCTTGCGCTCCAGCCTGGGCCATTCACGTTACCTCGTCATATCTGTCTTAGAAGAGGCGACTTGCCTTCTTCTTTGAAGCCTTCTTCTTAGAAGTCTTCTTCTTGGAAGTCTTCTTAGTTGTCTTCTTCTTAGCCGCCGGATCCGAGTGTAACGTCGGGGCTGGCGCAGACTCTGCGGTCTGAGATACTTGAGGCGGCTGGTCACCCATACGAGTATAGGTCATAGCCGACTTCTTAGAAATCTCTTGCGGAGTCGCTTCTTGGAGAGGATATCCATCCTTATCGGTCTCTGTGAAATGCTCATTAGCATCCAAGACCTCCCCGACCCAAGGATGTTCAACCGGGTAAACCGTTCCCTGAATAAAATGTGTGTGACCCGCGATAGGAATATTCAACCCGTAACTCGCGGCCTTAGTCAAAATGAAATAACGCATCTCTGGGTTCTCCTACCCTGTGGGAATGTGGCCCGAGAATATTCCCGGGCCACACTATTAATTACAGACTACTAAAGCGCTGCCCGCTTGATGTTTGTAGCCTTCACGATTGCATTCAAGTTCTCAACATTAAATGCAACCTGATTGAAGATCGTCGCCTCAATCGAGTCTGTGTTCCGATTGAACTCCGTATAAATACGAGTTCCATCCAAAACGCCATAAATCAGGTTCTGCGGATTAAGCAGCCACATAAATGATCCGTCATTTGACGAACCTGCGGCAGCAGCAGTTCCCGTGGTCGTGGCGGCTGTGAGACCGAGAACCGTCAGAGCCGGTACGGTTTCAGCAGTACCCTCAGCGATAACGATGTTGGAACCGGTACCCGTTGTGGGCGACACCAACTCAAGCTGGCCGTACTTTGTAACACGAGCCACATTTCCGTATGCCGCGCCAACGTCCTCACCAGCAACAAGACCAGCATTGATCTTCTGGGCGACTTGGACAGCGTCCAATGTCGCTGCGCCAGATGTCAAAGTAATCGTGATAGCCGGAGACGTATTGAGCACGGGATCGGTAGCATCCACGGATACAATTATATCCGTGGCCGCGGGGAAGAAGAAGGGACCCATTTGGGTTCCCGTCACTTGAGCAGCCTGAGCTGCGGTCTGTGAAGCGATGGTCTGATCGTCCGGGATAAGCGGAACAATCTGAGCAGGAACACCATAAGGTGCAAGTCCGCCCATTCGGCCCAGCGAAGCATCGCCCAGATCAGTGGTGCGGGCTGACAGGGTATCCTGCCAATCCACGGCAAGGTTATCACTCATGAAGAACCGCATGCCCGCGTCGTTCTTAAACTCAGACGGCATTGTTCGCTTCATATGCGAGAACACAGATTTAGAAATAGCTCCACCATTGACATCGACGATATGCGCTGAGGCGGTCTGGGAATCCCAGCCGTTAGAAACACGGAGAAGCTTACCCAGCGGGGTATCAACAGAGGCGTAAGTAGAGGCAGCACCCTGAACACCGAGAAGCTCGATATCCGTGGCCATGCGCTCTGTAATCCCACGCATCAGAGTGGCTTCGAGCTGATTTTGCTCGATGTTGCCCTGAAGAAGCTCAGTCGTCATTGACCAGTCAGTGCGGATTTTACTCGCAGACAGGGTGATTTTATTAAACTTCGGGGAATAGCTCTCAGTCGCAGCAGTGTTCTCCGTGGCCGAAACGGTCACTGGCTCACCAATATGCAACTTATCAATATCAATAGTAGGTCGGCCCATCCGCACGAAGCGGACCATAGACAAGAGAACACCATAACGACGGATCAGTGAGATAAAACGAGACTGTTGTTCAGCGTTAAGCTGCCCGCCTTGCTGACTGATAGTCGTGGAGGTGATCGCTTTTTCGATCAAATCTTGGTTACTAGACACAGTATCCTCCTCATTCAGATCTTGCGGGTAGCCCGTTTGGCTGCCCCGGCGAAAATTCCAGTAAACACGTCATCAGGATTATCCGACTTAGCAATTGCGCGGCTATCCTCTGACAATCCTTCCGCCGAGTTGGCGGAACCACCTTCGATCTCCTCGATGACAGCCATACGGCCACCCAAAGATTTGATCGCCTTTTCCAACTGACCCGTCTGGGCCCCGACCTTCTCAATAACGGTCGTGAGACCTGTAAGAAGAACGGTCTCGGCCCACTTTTCAAGTTGGGCCGGAAGATCCTGAAGAGCCTTGGAAGTTTCCGCAGCGCTCAGAAAATCTTCAGCAACCGCATTGCCAACACTCTTTTGGAGTGAGTCAAGAGCTGCCCGAATAGAATCATTGAGATGCTCTGGAACGCCCATTTCAACCGCCTTCTGCAAGGTGGTCAAGGCCCCCAGAATCTCACTATCTGGAATAGTGGACGCAGTTGACTTCTCAGAAGCCTCCTCTACGTCCTCACTAATCTCTTCATCAGACTCAGACGCCTCGGTATCCTCAACCACCGCGCCGGTAGTCTCAGTTTCCTCGGCCACCCCGTCCTCTGTGATGAGATCAGTAGTCTCATCCTCGATCTTATCCTCAGTTTCAGTCAAAACTGCAACTGCGGACTCGCTGTCGGCGCTAATCTCTTCTGAAGTCTCGTCGTCTTTTGAAACGTCGGACTCAGTTTCGGATAGGCCTGAACGTGTCAGGGCCTTTCCGACCTTTTGAAGAAAGTCAACACCTGCTTCAATCGGGTCATCGCTCTTCACGACTTCCGTATCTACCGCCGAGGCGGAGATAGTCGTGACCGCGCTATCCGATTTTGCGGTTTTATCATTCGACATATCGTTCTCCTTTATCCGCCCCAAAACGGAATTCGCTATAGCGAAGGCGGTACTTTCACAGGTTTTACCTTCTCCGCCCATCTGGCGGCACTTTTCGAAGGCACTATTCCATGCCTTAACCCAAATCTCTCTTGCGCGTTTCCCACGCTTTTTAACATGGTCTGGAACAGTTTCATCGTCCGGACCGGAATAAGGCTTTTCAATCAAATTAGAATCCTCTGATATTTCAGATTTTGTAGCTTGTTTTGGAATAAGGCCTGAATGTTTGGATGTGTACTCAGGAGTGAGAGTGACATCAACCACCTTAAATTCTCTCGCAACATGCGCATGGGAGGGACTACCAGCAGTAGAAGTTTGCCCGTTTCCATGGGAATCCACTCGAATCCAGTGTCGATGACCGTCAAACGGGTCGGCACTGGTTTGAACATCGTCTTCGTCTCCGAATGGATTTTTCTCCACGGAGTCCTCAAATAAAATTCCAAACTCTTTTTGGAGTTCAGACTCAACTTCGGCAGAAATTGAGTCTAAAGAGCTAATATCAGAGACTGCGGATTCGTCAGACTTAAATGTGTATCCCGCATCTTCCATCGATTTCACAATCGCGTGTGAAAATCCCGTATTAGAATTTGCGGCCTGATTCTTACGAGTTGCGGCAATGTGATCCAACTCAACATCGTTGAGGACTCTAACAACGCCACCATCCTTATTGGTCTCATACGAAACACAATTAGGGTTTTCCATATTAATCATACCACCTATTGACATCTGTTTTCCACACGCACCGTTTGAAATTTCATCATATAGAACGTGGGACGCTGGAAATCGGTCATCCAGCTCAACGTCAACCAAGAGGGATCTGCGCCCGTCTGCGCCGTCTACGAGTGTCCCATCCTTAGTAACACCAAAAGGAAACGTGGATCGGTGATTATCCAGAAGGTCTAGCCCACTCTTGCATTGACGTGCCCACGCCTCCAAACAAATAGAGGACACTCTTTCGGATTGTCGATCTATCGTGTTGTCAGAACAAATTCCGACAACATGTTTTCGACCCGTCTTTTCAGAAGTGTAGGCCTTCTGAAGATCGAACGACGCCTCAAATGTGGGCATAGTTTATTCCCCGTAACAATAAAGACAGTTCCCGTGTCATTAAATTACACATTATTGACCAGCGCACCAACACAATAAACGGGCCATGCATCAATAAGACCAGTCCGTATCCTCTTCAGAGGTTCCCTCTTCCTCGGACTCGGACTTGAACTCCTCTAGCAACTTATGCTGTAAATCAGTCTGCTCACTAATAAGCTTAGAGATTAATTCTGAATTCGATGCTGGGGCAGAAGCCGATACTGTGCGTTCAGGACGTAAATTTTGCTGGGCCGCCCCTCCTACCCGCTTATCCGGATTTTTAGCCTGTTTCTTATCCTTTGGGAGCTTAGATCGCGTAGACCCCTTTGGAGCTTCCTCGCCTTTTGAACCTTGGACAGACTCTTGAATGGCCTGGGATTGCTGTTCAGCTCCAGTAGCTTGGGCCTCTGCAACTCTCCGACCGGCCTCGACAGTTGAATCGGTAGGATCCCCATTCAGGCCGATTAATCCAGCTTGTAATTCTGCGAGGGCCCATGCAAACGGTTTATTAGCGAATTCCATCTCATCCGGGTATGGATCCCTGCCCATCTCGCGACGAACATCATTTGGAGATAAAGCCCCTGCGGATGCATAGAGACTTAAAACGCGGGCCTTATCCACAGGGTCTGAAATTTCGGGACGCCTAAATTCGACAGATGCGACCTGCATAGGACCACCCTCCCAACTTTCGTCCGTGACGATAGTATGATTCAGGATGAATTCCTTTTCCCTTCGATCCGGTTCAAATTCTTGTTCATTCGTAGTAGCCCTACCAATTTCGGCTGAGGCCCTATTAACGGTATCCGTTCTGAAAAAGGATTCCGCGAGTCCGAATGCCTCGCGAATTTCCTCGTCATTCGCGGAGCGGTACTTCAAGAAACTTGCATCTTCCGTAACACCTACGGTAAGGGGTTGGAATTTCATCGACTGATTTCCCTCATTACCCATTGCGGTCCGCTTGGGCTCCAACTGAAGAACTAGGAGTCGTCCAGCGTTTTCAACACCTTGAGCACCAATACGTATAAATTTCTCTATCCGCTCAACTGATTCAGAATCTAGGTGACCACCTTCAACAAATAGAATTCCACGGGGTACTGCATCATTCTCAAAGAAATTAACATTTCTCTCAGCGGCGAGACGATTACCCGACACCGCAGGGGCGGTCGCGATATATCGAGGGCCCCCATAATACATTGATCGGGGGGTGTACACCTTAAACTGGATAATCTCAGTGGCCCTCTTCTTAGGCCCCATTCGACCCGAACCAGGTACGCCCGTATCTCGATTTATGGAAGCATCATCTCCAAACCACTTAAAGTACCGGAAATTGGGCTGTCCCGGTTCAATGCTGGTGTAGGTGAGACCATCATTTGTAGTTCCATCACCTCTAACCTGAACCAAACCCCTATCGCCCTTTCGGATTCTTATAGAATAAGAGGGTATATGATAGAGAGAGGTTATTCGACCCTTTGTGTTTCGAACAACCTCCATGTACCCATTGCCCGACATCTCTTCGTCCCATTTGACAAGATGCATAACCCGTGTAAATGGCATATTTTTATTAGGAAATCTAAACAATGCCTGGAGTTGTGCCCTCTCCTTATCAAATCGAGATTTTAGAGAACCTTTAAGCTCCTTCGTATCTATTACATTACCTTCCGGATCTTTAGGGACGATCCGCCACCCGAGTCCGACGGTATTTCTAGACCACGCATTTGCCGCTCGGGTAAGTCGGGTACTCTGCTCACCCGATAAGGACCAGACTGCGGGATCGAAAGGGGGTTCTATAATGTCGTGACCAATTCCCCCAAAGCTAGACTCGGGCTCAATATCAAGTCGAGCAGACTCTGCAACTTCTTTACTATCTCCACGACTGGAGATCATCATAGCCTTGAGAACTTTACTTCCTCCGTACTGATTACCTTCCGGAAGATTAATGGCGTGGACCTGAACTTCGGGAATCTTATCCGTCAATTCTTTTTCAAGGGAGTCATTAAAGTCACTCATATTAAAATTCCATTATCTCTCGGGGGCGGTTAGAGGTTTCAACACCCTGAGCTGCGTAAACATCTTGAGGAAAAACCTCAGTAAATTGAAAAGCCATTAAAGCACAAAGTACAGAATCCGGTCCGTGATCTTCTCGTTTAACCGGTTTCCCATCACGACCGCGACGATACCCCTTAATCTGTCGAATAAGAGCCTGAAAGTCGGGCAAGATGCGCATACGCTCCAAATTGAAAAATCGGGCCACGTTCCCAATACCAAATTCTTTATATTTATTAAAAGCTACATCGCTTACGTCAAATCCTCGGCGCGCCAGTTCCAAATTATTGTAAGGGTGGGAAGCATCCGCAAATACTGGAATAGATCGCCCCCCCTTAGAGTACTCTTTATGCATACGTTCCAAATGGTTTGCAATCTCAGGAACAAGAGTACCACTTAGCTGCATGTAGTCAATAATTCCCAAATACCCCTTCTCACGCTCTAATGATACTACCACTATTGCGGTCTCGTTAAGTCCCCAGTCGATGCCGATTGATTTCGGGCTCTCATATTCCCATTCGATATACGGAAAACCCTGCTCATCCAACGGGCATAACGAAATTGATAAATCAATTTTACTCATTGAGTAAATATTGGCTCCAAATTCAGGACGTTCGCACTCGTACTCGTTTTCGAATACCGTGGTGCCTGTGTTGAGCCTCTTAGCTTCTACAACCTGCTCAAAAGTTTGAAAGCCGTTAGTATCCCGCGCAGTTCCATTACACCCCTTATAAGTATAACCTGTCACAAATCCCCGCCGGTCTTTAACCTCAATTTTACGAGATAGGGGACAAGTTTCCTGACAATACTTTAGAGCTTTTGGATCTTCCTCAGTGGCCGCATCCATACCTCGGGCACACGTCTGCATAGTCTGGAAGATGTTCCACTTGTACTGAGTAAATCCACGGGTTTCTGCGAAATCCCAGATGGATTGGAACAATCCCGTCGGATGGTGAAAAGTAGAGACAAGAATTATGGTTCTGTCGGGCTCGGACATGACCGTCTGCATGGCAGCATTCAGGGCCATATCTGTCCGCTCATCTCTCTGACAAGCTTCGTCTAGCATTAGGAGGGAGGGGTGCTTACCGCGAGCGCCCTTCTCAGAACCAGTTAGACATTTGAAATAAACTCCACTCACAAAGGTCAACTTCATCGCGGTGGGATCTTGCGACAACATATTGCGCTTAAATTCAGCGTGGTAATCCCATAATCCACGGATGTAATCATAGATGGCCTGAGCCTGCTCCCCGGAGCCCGCCATATTTACACAAGACTGCTTGCGGTAGACCATCATCAACCAGATGAGTACCGCGGCCCCGAGAGAGCCGCCCGACCCACGGGGCTTCCACAGAATCACCAAGGTGGACCGACGGAAGAATATATCCGCAATAAAGTTCAACATCTCCGGGATGAGTTTCACTTCTCGGAAATTCCCATCTTTCTTGAACTTTAGATGATTCTCAATGCAATCCGTTAGAGCCGTGTTCTGACGAGTCTTGTAGTCCGCATCCGACTCACTTTTGTTTTGAGTGAATAGGAGGTCCGGCAATCCGTATTGAATCGGATCCTGAACGCTTCCGCGGCGATCAATTTCAGCGGAAATCAACTCCATCTCCGACAAGAGCTGCCTCTGGCGGGAGGGGGTCATGATTAAATCTTGGGGATTAGCCCCCCTTAGACTTTTAGGTCTGCTCATCTTCTCTTCGATTACGCCTGCACGTGCCACCACAATTGATCTTTATATCGTACTTCTCTGCCCCTCGCATTCGCCACATCTAAAATAGCTTGGGTTACTTCAACGTCTTGGAAGCTCAAACCACAGAGCAGTGAGTCCGGAAACGTATCAATAGCTAAATTACAGTTCGTTCGAACATTATCATAATCTCGCAGACCGTCGATATACACGACATCCGCATAAATATTTAGATCCTGAAATAAAAGCAAGGCCTTAAGGGCCGGGAGACGGACAGGGGTTATCCTGTCCCGCTCCTCCCACACATTAACACAAAAGGTGCTGTAGTGTAGGGACAGCTGCTTCTTCCAATCAACCCTCACGGGGGAATTTGAGGACTCCACCCACGGATCCACCGCAATTACTGTCGAGTGCGGACACATCTCAAAGAGTCCTAATGTGGTCCTTCCAAGATTGGACCCGATCTCAACTATAACCTGGCCATCTATATCTGGAATTAACTCCTCCAAGTGTGTGTGGGCCCAAGGTTCAATTGGTGTTGGAGGGGGTATGTCAGGTTTAGACGGAGGCCACGGAAATTTTTCTCGGAGGAGGTTAATAATCTAGTCCGGACTAAATCTAAATGAAAACCTATGAGACACCCCAATTTATACCATTTGATACAACTTGTACACCACAGGTTAAAGCTTCGGAAACGGTCCCCGACCCGCCCCCCTCAGATACCCATGATATCGACCACTTTTTTCGCAGCCGACTTCCATGAGAACTTGTCCATTCTACTACCCAAGTTAACAAAATACTGCCGAAGATCTTTAAC